AGCGGATTGCAATCGAACATCGTTACTCCCTTGAATTTTTAAAGTCCCAGTTCCAACGTCCTTAATGTATGAATTCGACCCATCATGATAAATCTGGAGGTCGGAACCTTGCCCAAGTGAGATTTTGTCATTATCTCCCATACTAATACCAGTATCAGCTACAGTTAAAACTGTAGCAGTGGCATTGTCATCTATACCTGTTGATTTAAAATTTATAGTAGTGGCAAGTGGGAAACCACCAGCAGTAGCTCCGTCATGGACGACAACCGTATTCTTTGTTGTATCAATCGTTATTTCGCGATCGGCACCAGTAAATGTGCTATGTTCGGTGGTTGTTCCACCCCTTCTTTGTACTTCTGTTGCCATCTTAAATTACTCCATAAGTATATGTTGATGAACCTGAACTCATTGTTAGTTTTGTGTTTGCGGTTAATGATAAAAATTCAGTAGAAAATGCTTCATTACCATTCGATGTTATTGAACCGAAATCTGTTGCACTATTAATATTATATGTACTAGCCATCATATAAAACCCATATCCAGCAGCAACATCAGCACCCCTTGATGCCATATTAGCTTGATTTATAGCATCCTTAATATATAATATCTCCGTACTTACCGTATTAACTTCCGTTATAGACTCACCAACTTTATTAACATTATTTATAACGTTTGAAACTACATTAACATTATTTATCGAACCTGCTGCGGTATTAACATTATTTATATCATTGCCGACAAGATTGACATTAGCTATTGACGGCCCTACCAGATTAACATTAGCTATCGAACCTGCTGTGGTATTGACATCAGCTATCGAACCTGCTGTGGTATTAACATTAGCTATATCAGAACCTACGTTATTAACATTGCCTATTGACGGCCCTACCAGATTAACATTAGCTATCGAACCTGCTGTGGTATTAACATTAGCTATCGAACCTGCTGTGGTATTAACATTAGCTATATCAGAACCTACGTTATTAACATTAGCTATTGACGGCCCTACCAGATTAACATTAGCTATCGAACCTGCCACGGTATTAACATTAGCTATATCAGAACCTACATAATCAACATTAGCTATAGAATTCGATACGGTATCTATTTCTGAAATTGCTTCATTTAAATCATCGGCAGCAGTTTCTATTTCTGAAATTGCTTCATTTAAATCATTGGCTACTGTAATTACATCATCTATATTAGTTCCTACTGCAATTACTTCAGTAATGTTATCGGCGACTGTCTTAACGAGAGATGTTCCAGACGTTGATGTAACACTAGCAGTTACAGAACCATAGTTGCTGACATTAACAAAATCGTTTGCCAGATCTGCGCCTATCTGATGTATACTTCCAACATAAGGTCTAATGACACTGATATCTGAACCGTAAGGGCCCACAACATTCACTGCAGCTATATTATCAGATACAGTTCTAATATGTGATGTTCCTGATGATGACACTACTGCCCCATTAATGGCCCCATAATCATCTATATTTACAAAGTTGTTAGCTAAGTCAGAACCAATGATATTGATATTACCAACATAATTGTCAACTGATATGATATTATTAATGGAAGAACCGATACTGATAACATGAGCAATGTTATGACCGACATCAATAACATACTGAATATTTGCACCAGTATAATCTATGTCTAATATATCATGATGTACTTCATTAATTGCAGATGTTAAGTCTGTTGCAGATGTGACTAATGTAGATAGATCACCTGTATCTACTGCTATCGCATTTGTTTCAACTCTCCACTGTTCAAATGAATTGTATGGATGAACAACTCTAACTGCCATCTTTAATATCCTTTAATAATTGTTTTATTTCTAACATCTCTGACTTTAAATAATTGACATCTGATATAATAGTATTTATACATTTTTTTTGAGTTTGTATGCCACTGTCAGCACCAGTATCTTCGACAATAATAGCCTTAGATACCGAATCCCTATACATGCCAGTATGACCCTTTACATTTAATTTCATTAAATTGCCATTGCAATTGCTCGCATATTTCTAAGCAAAGGTACTTTTGATGATGAATCTGTCTTCATAACAATCTTAATTGCGAATGTCTGAAAATCTCCAAGACCGTCTACCATATATTCATATTCTTTAAAATCACTTTCATCTTTTGATTTTACTGGAATCACCTGATCCTCTGTAGCTATAGAAGTCCATGGCAATCCAGATACTAAAATATGTTTTAGTCGTACCCAAGCTTCATCATCGAACTGTGTTGTTAAACTAGGATTGGCTATCTTATAATATATCTCTATCTCTGACCCCGACTGAACTGCTGCTGTCAACAAAACTTTTATTGATTTTGCATTTCTAGAAAGTGACACTTTCTTTGTCATGTATATAGAAATATTATTATCACCTATTGGTTCTGTTGATGGAACATATATTGATAATGCTCCAATATCTGACAACGAATTTACATTGGATGTTTTATTTGATATAGTAATCAATGACATTCTATCCGTATCTAATATCGGAGAAAGATTCTCGTTAGTTGATGATAATGTAGAGGTAATCGTCACAGATTTTTCCCCACTCATTTCGTTATCTTCATTAATCTTAGAAGCAATAACGCCAGGCACAGGAAGTGCATTATCTTTATCTATAACTAAATCAATAGAACTTCTACCTGAGAAATAAGATATTTCAGATCCACCCACGGTAGTCCCTGTCTTATAACTTAATGAGTTCGACACATTAGTTCCAGTTAACATCATTGTGGATATGATAGGGTGAATCACATTATATGGGATGTTCCTTGTAGCAGTAACAGCAGAACCCCCAGCTGAAAGTTGTTGAGTTGGTATTACGTCTACCGAAATACAATATGAGTCTGGTTCTATATCGGAAATGGAGTTATGTGTTTTATTTATCTTAGTCAACAGAATTCCACCCAATGTTGAAGTATTAACTTCGCCTGGTGGTGATACAACTCCTGATATTGTTACATTAGATGTTGTTGAATGCATACCATGATTGGGATGATTAACTTTAATTTTACCTGTACCCAAAACGTTAGTTCCTAACTGAGTCTCTAATGGATGAATTCCTAATATATCGATATGTCCAGAGGCAATAGTTAACTCTTTATTCTGAAGAATGACATCAATTGGATTAGTTATATCGAACTTAGCTTTATATATTTTAAACTTCAAATCTTGTAATTGTGATGCAGTCCAAGTTGAAGTATTTTGTGATTTAAATAAAACACCCATATAAGGTTGTCTAGCTATATTCTTAGTTGATAATATATCTTTATCTCCAACTTGAGATATCCAACACTTATAATTAATAGAACTGGATTGAACAACAATACAATACTCTTCTTTGTCTTTAAGATATACAGGGGAAGGAAATGTAAATTTAGTTGCTACTGAACCATCTGCGGAAACTGTAACATCTGAAGGATTTTTAACAACTGTAGAGCCTGGAAGAATTATTTTTGCAGGATATCCATTCTCCATAGAACGAATCATTACTGTTACCGGCAAACCACCAGAATCTTTTGATTCAAAATATAAATCTAACTCAGTCACAAAACATCCACCATCAGACTCGACTAAAAATGATTGTGCTAATGGATCCCACCAACCAATAACTCTATCAGATTGCCTTACTGAAGTTACATGTCTATCTTGAATGACTGATGTTTTCTGAACTTCCGCATTCCTTATAGCCAAGAATGTACCTTGTTCTGTATTTAATGCTCCTGATGAAACAAATGATGCCTCTGCTGAGGTATCAACAATACCAGAAATTTTAGAGTTTACTGATGAATCTGTCAAACGGAATATTTTTTTGCCAGATTTAAATCTCAACCTGTCCGTATTCTTTAATTCAAAGACACCAGCAATATATCCGTTAGTGTCTGCTATCAGAGAAGTTCCCAAAGAAGCGCCATCTTCTTTACACATAGTAGATACATTCATACCATCAAAAAATGGGTATACCTGTGTATTTGGTTTTAACCCGTAAACCTTAAAATTTATTATATTGTCTCTCATCCAAGGAATTATTGAAGTATCAATTATGTGATTCCCAATAAACTTCTTATCAATACTCTCTACGACTCTTGTTTCTACTGCAGATCTTCTTTGAATTGAATTTGTAACTAAAGTTGATCGTTGGACTAAATCAAGACCTCTGCCCCAAGTCCTACCCCTTGTTTTAAATAATCTGGTAGAAGATACCACATCTTCACCAGTCCAATGGGTTGCCCACGAACCATATATAGTGCCCATATTATTAGCTTCTTGTTTAAGTATGGAATCGTAATTACCTTCCATATTAATAATAACATCTGGTGCTTTTTTTGTAGAAATCCAAGTATCAGTTTTTGGTGATATATCAAGAATACCTATGAACGTTTGAATTGCAAACGGATTTACATTTTCAACTCTCGAAGCAGAATTCTGTGAAATGAAATCAATAGATTCATAAGGTAATGAGATTAGACCATCATTCAAAACTCCAGTAGATAACGATCTAGTTTCTAGAGTTATATTATCTATATAAGTTCTAGGCCTTAACATACCAAGTTTAGGATCAATAGAACAGTTATAATCGGGGTGAAGAACATCACCTATGGAATGACCAGCAAAGGTATCTACAATATAGCCCATCTTCATTCTATCAAAACCTAGACCATCATGTATCTGCAACGAATTTGTTTGTTGTTCGAGCATATTCAGTGAGGTGTAATACTCTAACGATGCTATTCTTTTCTCTAATCTGCCAATATCCCTCATGGTATATCTAGAATTATCTAGAATATTGATTATAATTGAGTCCACAAAATCTGTATATGCTGGTACCTCAATCTCTGCAAGTTTCATTGCATCATCAATATCTTCTGGCTGTACTGGAAATTCAGCAGGAGTGCCAGTTTTAATAAAAAATATGCCTTTATTAGTCAAAAACAAACTATCTTTTCTTGATAAATAATAATCAAAATCTGATTGTAATAAAGAATCTGCTTTGGGTATATGAAATGATGATGCAGTAGTTCCGTCAAATGATCTGTTTTCTGGGAAGAAGATATTTGAAGTTGTATTATCAACAACTTTTGATCTAAAATCTAAACAATCTGAAAGATCGTATTGGCCAGCCGGAGATTGTGCGTCTGGATCTGTTTTGGTTGGAACATATGATGGTATGTCTTTGTAATCTATACCGCTATACGAATCAACTGAAAAGAAGTCTCCTGTAGAATCATGGGAAAAATAATCATATATAATCAATAATTTACCAATAGGAGCTAAACTATTTGGTTTTCTTTTAAGACTTGATATATCGTAAAATGTATCTCTTTGACCATCATCAAATAAATAAGATGATGTCATATCTTTAGAACCGGCTGTTATATCAGCAGCAGATGAACTTAATATACCAGTTCCGGCAGAAAAAGAAACTGCCTCTCCTGATAAAAATAGTCCACTAAGACTAACATATTTTAATACCCTAGTTGACGTATTATATCCAGACGAAATAACACTTCCTTTTGCTCCTGATGTCTCCCCTGTTATAGTTTCACCAGCAACGAACGCATTGCTAGTTGTGCTGGCAAATGTTAATGTTGTTGGAACCGCATCAGCCGTTAAATCTTCAGAATCATATATTTTTCTAATCTTGTAAACATCTGCCCTATTTAATGATATATCTTTGTCAAATGGTCGTCTACCATATACCGAGTCAATATTTACTTGTAGATCTTTAAGATCTCCGGTAGTCGCAGTTAATATTCCACTAGCTATTCTATTGTAAAAATCAGGTATGATACTTATGTCAACAACATGACGAAGATAATCTATACAATCTCCGATTGAAAAGCTGCCATCTTCATTGAAATCTGCACGACTATATACCGTATTTGCTGTTCCTGTTCCTATTCCAACACCTGTAGCAGTAAATACCGTTCCAACTGCAGCAGTTCCAGAAACCCCAATTGATTGCCAGTTTGCATTTGTTGTCGTTCCAAGAGTCACAATAGTGTAAGTTTTTCCAATGACAAATGCTCCAGCAGTGTGAAGTGTGGTATATCCATTAGATCCTGATGTACTTATAAAATAATCATACAGTGTTCCTGTTGTAATGCTTCCATTAAGAAGATTAAACAATTTATTAATAATCAGTTGATGTCGAAGGTCTACCGCAGTAAAGGTTCCACCTTGTGTAAACTCTATTGCCTTTTGTGGAGTTTTCACCTTTCTTTGCCCACTAGAATTTCTAAGTGGTGCAATTAACTTAACTCCGCTAATACCAGTGGGTAATCCTGAAAACTGAATTGATGATACGTTATTGATAATAGTTGAAGCACCAAGATCGACTACATCCCCTATCGATGCACTGCCACCACTAATAGATGTAACAGTCATTATGTAATCTGATGATGTATAACCTTCAAATGCTTGGCCTGATGGGGCGGTAAATGTTACCTGTCCTGACGACACACCACTCACAAATTGTTGTTTAGTTGAAAGAGTTGTCTCTGATATACCAGAATTTTGTAAAGTTAATAATGTTTTTATTTTTGATCTTGGTAACTTGAAAAGACTGACGGTTTCTTCTTGTTCGTTTATAATAATTTCATTCAATAATGCTGTTCCGTTTCCTGTTCCAAAACCAGTAGCAGTAAATACCGTTCCAACTACAGCAGTTCCAGAAACCCCAATTGATTGCCAGTTTGCATTTGTTGTCGATCCAAGAGTCATAATAGTGTAAGTTTCGCCAATAATAAATGATCCAGAAGCAACATTGACCGTAGTGGCAAGTAAAGGATCACAAGTAAAATTGTCAGACCCAATAGTTGCCGGCATATAAACTTGTCTAATATGATTTTTACCCTTGATATCAATAGAACCTATAGTCTGTCCGATACGACCACCAGCAAAATCATCCCCAGAATATGATGATGATAATGACTCTCCCACCAGAAATTCACCTATTATATCTCTAATGTAGACAGTCGTGCTAGTAGATGTAGAGTCAATATATGCTGTAGCACCAGATAACACTCCAGTTATCTTAGACTGAGCAGATAAAGAAACGGAGCCACTGGTACTAGCTAAAGTAATCGTGGATATATAAGATGCATCAAATATATATAATTTATAAGTAGCCCCAGTACTACCTATGGTACCAGAATTATATTGTATTCCTCTTACACGAGCACTACCTATTTTAGTTCCTGATAAAGCACCTCCTGTTGATGTGACAGTATCGTAGAATGATACTAACTTGAATGCTTCTGAAGTATTAGATATATAATTAATTTCTGGGAGTCCATGAAGATTGTTAACATTAATATAATTTCCCATCGCACTAGCAAAAAACTTACCATCTTCTGTCAAAAAAGTTCTAGATTTATCAATCTCTACATTTACCGGAGACTGGTTGTTATACCTATATCCATGAACATATGATGTGCCTTCACCAACTCTTAAAATAGCTTTTGCATCATCCCCACCATCCGAAGCTAAATGTATTCCGTTATTTTCCCCATCATTTAAATGTTCTCTTTTCTCAATGTCATATCTATTAATAGAATAATCACCAGATTCTTCCTTTGTTCTAAGTGCCCATTCCCTTGAAATAGTAGCATATTCTGTTTTATCCATTTTAAATGTAACAGCACCATTTTTCACATCTAAAAGGTGAACAAAATCAACATCTTTAGTATCATCTAAACTTTTATAAACGAGTTTTAAATTAAGACTTAATCTATGGGAACCCTTAGCAGAAAAATTTGATGAACCTTTTGAGTTATCTAATAACGAAACATCACCTTCTGGTGTTATAATAGATTCGGTTATATCAAATCCAATCTTATATGATGGGGTATTTGAATACTTGTCTAATATTATACTTTCTTTATTACATTTTACAAAATGACCTCTAACAAAATATACACCTTCTGCAACACTCACGGAAGAAGCTTTTGTTGTTCCATCCAAAGTTTGAATTTGAGATGAAGTAGCACCAATTGCAAAAACAGAAGAATTTATTGTAGTTGAACACGATAATTCTTCATCGTCAAGGAATACTTTTTGTACACCATTATAAATCCCAATTGTTCCAGTACCAGTATATGTAACAAATAATGTTATAGGATCAGACCCTGCTGCTGCTGTAGCATTTAATACTTTTGCGGTAACACCAGAAATAACTCCTGTTATTGTTGTTCCAATATAATCAGAATAATATGTAGAAACGTCATATGTTCCACTCCCAAAAGTGGGTTGAAGTTTTACCGCATTATAATTATCGAAAGATGTTGATATTTCTCCATCAATAACCATAGTGTTATCAGTAAAAACATGACTTCCAAAACTCTCAATCTGATTCTGCATCATTGTTTGCAGTGTGGTCAATTCACGAGCTTGAATAGAAAATCCAGGCCTGAATAATACCCTGTAAAATTCTTTATCTACATCATAATCGTCATAATACGGTGCAGTGTTAATATTAGTTTTAATTCCCATTTACATTTCCTATAATTATATCATTATTTATAATTAGAATTCAACTATTAATTTAATATTTTCTTGTTGATCTGTTGCTCTGGGAATAGGCATCCGATGCTCAATATAAAGAATATCACCGGAACCTTTCTTAATCTCAGGATTACCTAAACTACTAATAGTTCCTGTCGCAGTTGACGTAGAACCTGTTATAGCTTCATTAATCTGAAAATCATAAATGTTTCCCGTAGGTGATACTGTTGATAATCCATGGCCAACTTCAGATTGTTGTATATATTTAATAACACCAGTTGCCGAATCAAAACTAGCAACTCTAGCAATAGCACCACTGTTTGTACCAGTTATAACTTCATCAATAGCAAAGTGGGTTATTCCAAACCCAGTCACAATAAGTGACTTTAATCCTGACAATGTTACTGCACTAGAAACTGTAACAGTTCCATAATTTGTAGGATTTTTAATAATACCAATTTGTCTAAAATCTTGATTAACAAGAAAATCGTCTGTTTCTTGACCAGTTAAAATCGTATTAATCATAATGAAATAAGAACCAAGCTCATTTACATTATCTCCCCCATGGCCGTATGATGGTGAAATTATAGGTTCTAAATTAGCTGAAATTGTAGTGACGCCTGAATCTTCTATAGGAGTTAAATCAATTGAAGCATAAGTATATCCAGACCCATTTGCTGACATGGTTGTTGTACTAACCATGCCATTAACAACAACAACCTGAGCAGTACCTCCAGTACCATCACCTTGTATAGGTATAGCTGGATGTGTTCCATTAGTATAACCGGATCCTGATGATATTAATTTAACAAATTCTACCGAACCTAAATATCCCAAACACGCAGTAGTAACTGTCGCATCAGAGTATACGGGCATAAAGTCTATACTCAAATACTTCTGAACATTTGATGTTGATATATTATACAAATATTTCCATCTATATCCATCAGAAGTTTGTATTGTTGCAGTTGAAACCCCTGTTGGTGAATCGACAGAAGCAATTCCTCCATTGTTAGACAAACACATATATACATTATAGTCAGAATTCATGACATAGAATCTAGATTCCCATAAACTAGTCGCAGATGATGATGACGGGTTGCTAGAAGTTACCGCATGATGATACATATCATATATAGTTCCAGTTATCCAATCTCTTCTTGGAACTACATGAGTTACATCATTTGGGCCTAACGACTTGGCAGTTATCATATCGCGATGAATTGCATGATCTGATATAATTGTATCTGTCGGTGTTGGGGGAATATTATCATCTGGCCATGATTCTGATCGTCCAATGAATAGATAATGACTATCAACTGAAAATGAATCTTTAAAATTTATCGCATTTGACAGTCTAAACTTACTTGTTACTATAGCACTCATGCTTAATACCTTATGTTATCGTTATAATATTATTTATATGGATGATGTTGTTATTTCTGACGGAGGAGTTATATTTAATCTTCTGTCTGGATAATCACCAATATCAGATATTAGAATATCTTTAAATTGTTCTATGGAATATCCTTGATGTGGCAGACCCGTTTCGTTCGGTTTGTCTGGATGTTCCCAAAGATCGCCATACTCAGATGCTAGTATATCACCAAGATCTGTTGTTGTTGCATTAACTTCATCTGGCTCAAAATCAGAATAATATAATTCGGAAGTATGAATCAGTCGCCAATCTATAGTTGCCGAGTTGTAATCTTCAACCCCAGTAGATGATTGATTAATATAATACCAATCAATCAATGTTGGAGCTACCTCATATTCAATCTGTGTGGTAACAGGATAATGCTTAACAATATCAAGATAAGATATTGTCGATGTAACAGCAGAAGTTACCGACCCATAATTAGTCGATGTCGCATTAGATTCTGCCGGTTCAAAATCTGCATAGTATAACTCTGTACTATGTGTGGTAGTAATAGAACTGTAATCCTGTAAAGCTTCACAAATACCTTCATTTATAGAACTCCAATCCAACTGAAGTTGAGGAATATCATGATCTATACTAGTCTTACTTAAATCTCTAATGATTATATAATCATCGCGATTTTCTAAAGCAACAGTCATTCTTGCCTTGAGTCTATGTATACCAGGCGAATCGTGTGTTAGTGATGGCATATATGGTGGTGCCAGAAACTTATATTTATCAAGATTCTTTAATGTCGAACCAAACTTATCATAATTGACATTGAATAATCCTGGCTTAGTCCAATTAATTACTCTACTTCTTGTTGCCGATACATCATATGTACTAACATCAGAACGTAAAGAATCTCTACCACTCAATGTATTTGATATCTTAGAACCATAACCATCAGCACCAAGTTTCCTACCAAAAACATGATGAAAAATATCTTTGAATGTAGAGAATAATTCTGGCGTATATGTGTCCGGTTTTAAAATATCTGGGCCATCAACAGTGCCTGGGCCAGCATACGCATCTGAACTAAAAACAGGAACTTTAAGTTTTGAATTAATTAAAGACTCTATGTTAATTTGACCAAATAAAGCAAACCCAGCTGGATGAACAGCAGCCTTAACCGAAGTTCTCCAATTGTTGATTGATTCTGCAGTCTTAACTACATAAGAATAATGTTGATAATAAAATGAATCCTGTATACGTTTAGCATATGAACCAACAAAACCATCTTCATCAACCGCATAGCCAGGATTTTTATGTATTACCCCAACATTAGCAGTAAACTTTGCTGTAGTATTAAATACAATTTCAGAAACTGCTGAATTACTGCCTCCTGTTATTGTATCACCTACAAGAAATGTTCCTGTGACATTGGTTAATTTTATTATATGTGTTCTGTCATCAGAACTAATAACATTTCCAGAACCACCAGAAGTAGATGTTACAACCTCATCAACTATGTATACTGCCGTTGCATTCTTGACTAATAATGTCTCATAAGCAACCACCACAGGTTCCGCAGTTTTATTAAATCCCGCATCTGAAATTCTTATAGCTGTTATACTACCTACATCTTTTGTAATTGGTAAAAATACAGCACCAGAACCAGAACCACCAGAAATTGTTGGTGGATTATTATAGGCAATACCACCCTCTATAAGTCTAACACCAGATATAGCACCAGTATACTCTTCTAATAATAAAGAATCGTTAGAAGACCCAGTATCCCATACACTCTTATCTTGTAAAATAATAGTGCCTGATAAATCCTCCATTAAAATAGAACCACTTGTTCCATCTACTTTTGCAGAAGCACCAACTCCATTTGAGGTTGAATTATCAAAGGTTAATAACTCCTTGTCAATATAACTCAATCCAGAATCAATAACTGAAACGGATGCTATAGAACCAGATGTTACTGTTTCGATAGTAGCTACAACAGGATAGTCAAATCCTGATACGGATATAACCTCGCCACTATCATAATACTGCCCACCATCAGTTATATCAATACTTGTGATTATAGATGTTAATATGAAAGTATATGAGATCCCATCTGTCCCAATAATTGAAACAATCTCACCTTCAACAAAAACACCTTTTATAGAATCTCTATGAACCTTGAACTCTAATACTTCCTGTGTTCCATTAAAGAATGATACAAGATGATCAATAATCGCAGAAGCTTCATTGATGTTAGGATTATTATCTTTATCAGATTGAAGAATTTTAGTACCTATCAGAACATCAGTATTCTGAATAGTTCCTTTCTCCACACGAATTATAGTATCTGTAGACCATGTACCTCCAGAAACGTCTAATATATCTTCTGATGGATAATATAACTCAGCATCATCTTCAAGTAACATCTTGAAGAATAATTTATGTCCAATCTCAGTACCTTTTTCTCTATAAAGATCCGTTATATTTTTTATTATTGATCTTTTATCAATACCGTCAGCTAATCTATTTGGTATTGAAGCCATGAACTCATCACGGAAATTATCGAAAAATGTAGTAACCGTTGTATCAATATCTCTATAATCTAATAATTGGGATATTGATTCTATTGGATTTGGCCTATAGGATACATAATTTCCATATGCTCCTGAAGTTTGACCAACAATCTTCTCAGATAAAACGAATTTATTTTGTGTTGATATGAATATTCTAGAGTTTACATGATCTGTAGCTAATACCTGCGAACTAAGACCAGATGTATCGCCCGTTATTGTCTCACCAACTACAAACTGATTTGATATATCAGATAATATCAATTCCCCCGCTTCAAGGAATTGATAATAATGTCTAACAAAATTTATAAAATCTGGATATTCAGATTCTATAAACTCTGGAAATTGATTCTGTATCTTATCCGATATTTTCATTATATTCTAGCAGAAGCAGGAGTGTAATTAATATTACCGTTATAAGACCCAGACTCAGGATTATCTTCTATTGAACTTATTTCAGATGATTCTATCTGTATAATTAAATTCCTAACAGGTAATACATCATATGAAGTTAAATCAATGTTAAACTGTAAAAGTTTATCCGTACCAGTGAAACTGCCTACCTTTAAAGCATCTACAACTATCTTACCTAACAGATAATCAACAGTGCCAAAGTTAGCATCCTTTAAAGCTTTCTCTACTGCATTAGGCACCCAAACATACAAACCCAATATACCCTTTCCATCATCTTCTATATGATAAAGATTTGTTGCATCCCCTGTAATATAGAATTTATTAGTAAACACAACAGGAACATCATGACCAAAATGTGGATTATATATAGAATTATTAATAGAAAACTCATACTTGGTTGTTGTATCAACAGGAACAGCAAGATATTTTTTAGCAATATGTTTTACTGTCGATGCGGTTATTGATGCGTCAGCAGCATCAATCTTACACGCAAGAACCGAATTGTGAAAAATTTTATTAAATTCACTGAGCTCTGTGTTATATTCTGTTATCTTTTCTTGAACTTTAGTTGTGAGCTCTGCTGAAGTATAATTCGTAACTGCTGGATTGAATGTGAATGATACGTCCAATTTTAAATATATGTAATCAGGACTAACCACTTCAGGAATAATAGACATAACCTTATATCTAGCAAGTCCTCTCTCAATTATACTTTTAACTTCTTCTGTCAATGCTGCACCAGAATTGGGCTTAACTGAAGCAAACACTTTGCCGTATATTGGTGGATCATTATCTTCACCGCCCCAAACAGCAATTGCATCTATATTAGGGTATATCTTCTTTATAATTGTTTTATAATCTTCTGCAGTAACAGCTCTATTCTGTGCAGAATAATTAAATGGAGCATTCTTTTTTATAGATGCTATTGTCTCTATATTAGCACCACCCGATGAAGCAGAAGTTGTTGCAACTGTTACATTTGTCAATCCTGTCACGGTTGATGAAAATGTGAACTGCTGAATAGAATTCCCTAGGGAACCAGATGTCTTTAGATATTCTATTGTTATAACATTATTAGTATTTAGTTTTTTACCAATTATATTATCACCAAAATACACTTCATATTTTTCATCAAACCCTTCTTGTAAAAAATATACTTCAGAAGTTATTAAGGTATCTGTTAGATACTTACCTAATTTATATATCTTCTTGTCTGAAGCAGACGAATTTTCTTTTACCTCAACACGGAGCGATGTTGTATCACAAAACTTATTAGGTATTTCATACCTCTGCTCTTCAGCACCAACCGTATAGGTATTCTTGAGCATTTTTCCTTCATAGGCTATAACATTTGTGAATGTTATTATACCTCCAGACGGCATAGATGAAAAATCTGATAATGTCGTAAAAGTAAATGGTTTACTTCCACTTGTTGTGAATGTAGATCCTCTAGGAATCGTTACATCAGATGTTGCTGTTGTATCTGCTGTTATTGTGCATAAGAAAAAGGCAGATCGTGGAGATTGTGTCGTATAACCAAGTCCTTTGGCATGTGATATAACATTGTTCCTAACTTGTGCCGTGTCGAGAAACATTTCATTGACTGACATATTGGCGGTAATTGCAGAATAATGTGTATTGAAAGCCATTACATCAAGTAATGTGGTCATAGCAGAACCATCAAAGTCATAAGATATGTTTTTAGATTTTCTTTAATCTGAAAGAAATCTTGTTCGGTTGTTGATGTTGCCATTTATTTAATCCTATCCAAAAATGTATCTAAGGTATAAATCTCGCCAGATAAATGCCCTGTGAGTTCAAACGCTATTCTGATATGTGTGCGATTATGATCATAATCTTGCGAAACATCAATTGAAATTAATGACACTCTAGGTTCAAAGTTCGTTAACAATTGCTCTATCTCACTTTCTACCCTAGAGGTAGTTATCATATCCATAGGCTCGAATAACATAGATGAAATATCCGAACCCAACCAAGGCTGAAAAGGCCTAGATCCACGATTAGTCATTATCAGATTCTTAACAGACCTTTTTATAGCTTCCACATCAAAGACTCTAGAAATATCACCTGTCAATGGATGTTTGGTAAAATTAAGATTAAGATCCTTCCATATCTTAATAGTCTTGTTAGAAATATTAATGCCTTGAGAATCTATGTGTGCTGATGTTTCTATTGCCATTTTATTCTACATGTTAGTTGTATATCATTATTTATAATGAAATTATCAACCACCAGCAAATACATCACCAGAACCAGCGGCTACAGCTGTACACGCAGTTATAGCATCACCAATACGACCTGCTCCTTTTCCATTTACAAATACTGTTGTGGAACCTGTGGTTATTGGTACCGCGTGTGATGGGCACGGACTTCCTG